CCCTCTTTTCCCTTTTCCTTTCTGTTCTTCCTTTTTTTTAACCTATAATGCTCGTATATAGCCGACTTCAAAACGGCGCGCGAGCAGGCAAGACTTTTACGCGTAAAACAAAGAAAAGAAAACAAAGGAAAAGGAAAAGAGAAAGTGCACGATGGGCACGCGGATACGATCTCATGTGGGGGAGTGGTAGTGAGATCATTGGAGCTTGGCAAGATCGTGACGTAAGGCGCGAGAGTGATGCGCAGAAAAGTTGTCCCCAACAGGTACATGACGGTCGAAATGGTGGAGCTCGGTGAGGCGGGTCTGAGACGCTGCGAGGGAGTGTCCGTTTGCTGGCAAGTGCTTATTCACCTTCGAAGGACCAGTGGCGAAGTGATGCATCCGATTAAGCAGGTCAACAGCACTGGCCGTACTAGCGGAGCTCGGGTCAGCCATGCGGGCGAGCATCTGGTACGCTTCGATTTGAGGCAGGGTAGCGCCTCGGGTGTAGAAGTGCATCGTGCCGAGCAGCAGCTTGTCCGAGGAGATATGCGGAAAACCGGTGCCCACGGTGAACGCGACGAAATCGACGACACTCCCGACACAAGGCTTTGGTGTGGCGAGGAAAATGGGCGCCGAAGTGTCGGGACGAGCGGTACCGACCAAGAGGCTGTCATCGCCCTTGTAGAACTCCCTCGTAGCATCTACGTGCATGGTCGTATGCGTCACCATGTGATTGCCGAAGGTGTTGTGCAAGAGCGTGAAGCGATTGCCGGACTCTTGGTGTGGCTTCGTATACCCGAGGTGCGAAACTGATGATACCGTGCGGAGCAGCCAGGCTTCAATCCAGGGGGGGGGGAAGCCGAGAATATGGAACACCCGGGCGTAGAAAAGATGCATGCCCAAGCACACACCACTATCCCAACGACTATAGTCGATGTTGGTGTATGTACCAGCGCCCTCGACAGTCTGCAAGAGCTTGAGCATCTCAGCGTCGGTGTCGTCAAGGCAGTAATGCACGTTATCCGGAAGCATACGCACGAGCAATGTTTGCAGCACGTAAGCCATCGCATCATCTGCTTGGTTAGCCAAGAGTGACTTGGCCGTGATCGTTTGACCCGAGAAAGCCG